AATTGCTGCCAGGCTGGGTATTAGTTGCTAGCACGTTTACAAAATCTTGTAAGATTTGTCCACTAAATGGATCATACACAAGTTTACCTGCTTCGTATGTAAATCGTGTGTCTGCAACACTACCAAAATAATATGCTAGCGAACGGTATGTTACCGTATATCTATTATAGCCGGTGCTTAGAAAATTAACAAAATAGCCAGTAGCATTATAGTTTTCAACACTCCAGCGATTTTGTGCTATTGTTAATGAGTTGTTAAAAACTAAGCTAAAGTTTTGTTGCAATTCCATACGAACTCTACATTCTTGTATTATAGAATTTGGTAAGATATTATCGAATGCAGGTAATATAACCGATAATATTGCTTCGGTTGGCACGTAACCATCTAATGTGATTGGTCCGGTGCCATTTGCAAAACTACCTTGGCCATTGTTATATCCATCACCTATTACGTTTAGTACAGTTGTCCAAATATATGTTTTGTCAGTTGGTGTTACAATACCACTAACTAAACGATTATTTGTATCAAAGTAAAATCCTGCAGGGGCTGTGAATTTTATCAACGCACCTTTTGTAATATACTTTACATTGTTAGTTGAATATGTAGCAACTGGTATAGGACTTACATCACCATTTTGAATATTATAAAAATAACCAGTTTGACTATTAGCATCTACTGTACTTGATTGCCAATATATAGTTCCATCACCGGATGTACTATTGACATTGTATCTCGTATAATTTTGTATGTAGTATTGAGTTGAACGATTATCAGATAATATAGTAGCTAAGTTATCTGTTAAGAATGTAATAATATCACCAGAATTGTTTATAACTAAAGATGAACTACCTTCAGAATCGTTTAACCACACTCCACCGTCATTAGCAAAACTGTTAGTACTACTATATTTGCCGGTTGGGTCAAGCAAATCTAAATTCTTTGACACACCAACGCTACTACGATTGATAGCTTTTGATTTGATAATTGAACTATATAATGTATAAGGGAAGTTGGTATAGTCTTCACCATTAACCATACGATTTTGTGTATAATAACGAGTTGGAGCACGTTGTTTAATATTAGCAAGACTTTCACGTGTCTGTGCATTTGAGACTGGTATTTGCAATGCTAAACCAACTGTTAATGATTCTTGACGACCAACTCTGCTTACATAATTAAATGTAACACTAATACCTTGCATTTCATTTGGATCGATTGTGTAAGTTAATGCATTACCGGCACGAACATACGCTCTATAGTTACCAACGGGTATACTACTAAACACACCATCACCAAATACATAACTTACTTGGTCGTTGAAACGAGAGTTAACCGAAAAAATATCTTTAAAGCTAGATTCAGTTTGCAAATACGCATCAGCATAAATGTTATCTACTTTTTTCCATAATCCTAATGCACCATTGTTTGAACTTAATTGATACAACCACGTGTCAGTGTTATTAACACCTTGAATATCAATGTCAACTACTTGATTGCTAATTTTTTGTTGCAAAGTAAAGTCAAAGTTTTGTAATGTACCTTGTTTAAAATAGAAGAAGAAACCTGTGTTTGGACTACCGTATCCTAACTTATCGTTACGGTATAGCATATTAAATCTGTTTGTTGGAGCAGGGGGAATCTCATAGACGTAATCTTCATCTACTGTGGTGACGCTACACAACTCAAAATTCATGTTGATACCATCAACTTGACTTGATAAAGGTACAACTGGCAATGTTCCGGCTGGAATTTGCATTGTATACTCATCTGTCTTTACCCCAATAATTTGTGCAGTATTGCCCGGGCGGCCTACCTTCTGTGTATTAATTAATGTAGCGTTTACTATAGTGTTAAACTGTTCTAACCAATTAGAGTTAGCAGGATCATTCCAAAGAATAGGAATATTGCTTAAGTTAAAGCCATTCAAATCTGTAATGTTTTGAGTAGTTTGTATGCTTGTTACTTTTAGATAGCCTTGTCCGGCTAAGTTTCGTTTTGGAGTATAGCTAACTAAATTAGCTAACTTAATAACACTATCTCTACGTTCTGCTGTATCAATAAAGTTTTCACGGGTGTTTAAGTCGTTGCGAAAAGCAAGACCTTGACCCATAAACGCCATAACGTCTAACAATGCAATGAATTCTGATGATTCAATATAGTCATTAAATGTTTCAGGATAATATACACGCAAGTAATCAATAAAAGTCTTACGTAATGTTTCATAATCGTAACTTTTAAAGTCGGCTTGACTAAACGTTTGGTAAATTGCTTTCCAATCGTTTACTCCGAATATTGCTGATTGTCTTGAACTTGTGGCCATAGTTGTTCTCTTTTAAGTATTTATCTTAACTGAAAACCATGGTTTTTAGAATTTACTGTAAAACTGCATTATTTGTTGCATTGTCAAAGAAGACATTTAACAAAAATGCTTGATTGAATGGTGCTATAGCCATCTCAAGTTCGATCAATATTCCGTTCTCTTGCGGATAGGCTTTTACTGAATTTAGTACCATTCTTGGGTCTAAATTAGCAACTCTGCGTATCTCGTTCTCTAGTTGAAATTGTGTGTCTGGAGTGTTGGGTTCAAATACAAAACTCCAAAGAGTAGTTCCATATTCGGGTTTGCCTACTTTTTGACCCTGTTGAATGTTCAGTGAATTGATAAAGTCACGCACGACTAATGGGGTATCTACTAATCTAAACTTTTTACCTACTCTGACAGGTTGTAAAATAGAACCTGTGCCACCATCAACCCCTGCATTTAAGTCAGTGGATCTAGGTTGATTTGCGTTGATTGTGCTGAATCCAATATAATTAGGCATGATGATATTTATGCTCGGTTTGCTATGTCTCTAATCTTAGCTGTAATGGCACCAGATGCTGTAACTTCTGCTATATATGCTTCTTTTGCAGAATCTAATGCAGGATCACCTTGAGGTAAATTATCTCTGGCTTCTATATAAGCGGCACGTGCTTTAGCAATTTTTTTACTTTGTTCTTCTTGTTCAACAATTAATGCCTGTTGTTGAGTGAATAACTCATTTAATTTATCCGCTTGCGCCTTTACTAAAGATGATGGACCAGTACCACCAAAATTTGGAATAGGTATTCTCTTATCACCCAACACTGATCCTAATTGTGCAGTTAGTTCTCCCCTATCTATCGTATTCGCTCCAATAGTTGGTAGCTTGATAGGGAAAGGACTAGATGAACTTAATGAACTTAGACTTGCTTGCAATGATGCGGCTGCACCTGCGGGCAATCCAGAAGATGCTAAAGCTGTCAAACTTTGAGTTCCTTCCGACAACCCTTTAGTTAATGAGTTTACATTTAAACTCTCAATGTTGTTTGCTAGACCACCAAGTGCTCCGGCACTCAATGATACGTTACCGCTAAGTGCAGATGCGGCAGTAGTTATACCATTGGTAACTGCGGCTGATGTATTTTTAATTAAATTAGATGCTTGTGTTATGCTTGGTAAATTTGGCAATGATGATCCAGATATGCCAACGATAGCACCTATTGCACCTGCACCTCCGGGCAATGATGATACTCCACTAGCCAACGATGATACAGATGATGTTGCTTTACCAACAAGTGCGGTTGCACCTGTAATTGAACCTAGTGCTCCGGCTGCACCTGTAATTGAACTTAGTGCTCCGGCTGCTGAACTTGCAAGACCACTGAGTGGATTTGTTAATGTTGGGATACTTGCACTTGCCGCACCTGCTAATTGGTCTAGAGGTCCAGAATTAGCTTGCGTTTCATTAGCGGCTTGGTCTGCGGCATTTTTCTCTGCAATTGCTTTCAAATTTTGAGGTACACCCGGTATAAACGATTTAAATGAACTAGTTATTGCGGCAAATGCTGAGCCGGCTAAGCCTTTAGCACTATCTACTAATCCAGACAAACCTTGTATTGCAGATGTGCCCATACCACCCAATGATGTTGCAACTGATGATAATCCACCTGTTACATTTGTTGCTAGGCCGGCTGCAAAATTACCAGATGCTACTAATTGTGAAACATCACTAGTTGCACCCGAAGATATACTTCCAACTGCATTAGCTATGTTGCCAGCTGAATTTTTAACAAAATCTATTGTTGCAGGAAGACCTGCAGTTGCCCCGGCTACTACAAGACCTGCTATCTGAGTTGGTGCCTCTTTACCAGTAATAATACCAGCTAACTGTAAACCTGATTGTGCTTGTTGGAAGTTTGCTACTTGTGCAGTTACTTGAGCAGTTGTATTTTGTGCAATTGCTGTAAGTGTTTCTGCTCCGGCTTTACCAGTAAACAAATTATTAGTCATTGCAGATTGAATATTTGACCCACCTTGAACTAAACTATTAACTAATGTGCTTGCCCCGGGTTTTAATATACCGGCGGCTTCTAATTGTTTTGGTGTTTGTGCTAATGAGCCAACACCTGCTGTCAATGTTCCTTTAGCATCATTAAACACTCCGGCTCCAGTTGAAACTACATTAGGAGCAATGTTGGCTGCATTTGTTGCAACACTACTTACCATAGACGATGTTACTGAGTTTGTTAAAGATTCGCTTGCTGGTGCTGTAGCCGGCACAGTAGATGATACTGCTGGATTAGTTGCATTGTCAGGGGCCGCAGCCGCTGAATTATTTGCAGATTCTACTGCACCTGAAGGTGCTGATGGTAATTCAGCACTAGCATTATTACTTACTTTTACATCAACCCCTTGATTTGCATTAGCCCATGGTGCATGTGCCGGTGCCCTACTTACAATACTTAATAACTTAGCAGGTGCAGCCGCCCAACCCTTAACACTATCAAACAATGTATCTGTATGTGCTACTGTCGGTAACGGAGCAACAACTGCGGGTGCAGTTGATGTTTCGCCGGTGTTTAAATTAACTTTACTTCCATTAATAAACATATCACCACCGGAAGCATATGATCCAGCACCGCCGGCACCCATACTCATTGCGCCATCTACCTTAATAGTATATGTACCTAAGGTGTATCCTTTAAAGTTTGCGCCTGCTCTAAAATTAATATCTGTTTCTGTGTTGATATTAATATTATCAGCCGAAATATTTAAATCTTTTTTTGCATTAATATTGATATTGTTATCAGCGTGTAAATTTAAATCACCCTGTGTACGAATATTAACAGAGTTGGTAGCGTACATATCAATAGTACCTTCTTTACCCAACTCAATATAACTTTGACCATTACTATGAATGATAAACAATGTTTGTCCATCATCACTCATTAATATCTGATGACCCAATGCTGTTCGAATTCTAATTAATTGGTCGTTTCCAATTAAATCCCCGTCATCCATTACAATACTATGTCCACCTCTGCGTGAAACAACACCTAATGCACTTTGTTGACCACTATTGCCGGCTGCATCAGCCACTGTATCATCTGAATAACCACCTTGAAATATAGGTCTGCCTGGAGTGCTTACTCCCCAACCAACACGGCTTGGACTTTCACGTAATGCACTAGACGTAATTGGACCTCTAATTGGATCTCTAATTAATCCTTGTTGTGATAATATAGAAGCAACATAGCTGTGTACTGGTTTAGCTTCTGTTAAAAAGTTTGCACCATCTGATACTGATGAATTATTTGTATTTAAATTAGTTACTGGTAATTTAGTTGCACCACCATAACTATCTGATTCACCTTCATTCAAT